TGTTATACTTGAGTCGACTATCAGAAAGGTGCGCGTACTTGTTACCCGTGAATTCCTTGGTTCAATAGCGGAAAGCACGAAAGCGGAAATAGAGCAGCGAATAGAAGAGTTAGGGTTAAGCCACTTTTTCCACATAACGAAAGACCAGATAGTTGCAAAAAACGGCTCTAAATTCATGTTCAAGGGGCTGAAAAATAACATTAATAACATTAAGTCTATTGCTGCTGTTGATATTGTTATAGTAGAAGAGGCCGAGGGCGTTAGCGAAATATGCTGGGATAGGCTGCTTCCATCAATTAGGCCGCGTTCCGGTAAAATGATTGTAATCGTTATATTCAATCCTGACTCGAAACTTGACGCTACCTGGTCACAATGGATAGTTAATACGCCAGAAAAAACCCTATTAACTCAATGCAATTACACCGACAGCATTTATTTCCCTGCTAATCTTGAACGGCAAAGACGGCACGATAAGAAAACATTGCCAGTCAAGCGGTATGAAAAAAAATGGTTAGGCATTCCCTCGGGTGCTGAAGGTGATTTAATTATTGATGAGTCTTGGTTAGAGGCTGCAAGGTTTGCCAGTAGAAACCCTGAGTGGGTTAATGATGGAATTAAGCGCGTAGCATACGACCCAGCAGGACAAGGGCGAGATTCAAACGCCGTTGTTTATGCTGATGGAAATTGCATAATCGATATTGACGAATGGGTTAAATCAAACGACCTTAGGGAGGCAACGCGTCGAGCGCTGTCAATGGTGCGTAAGCATAAAGCGCAATCTTTCACTTATGATGAATGTGGCGGATTCGGTGACGGTGTGAGTGTATTTGTTAGTGATAACATATCCGGCGATGATGTAGATAAAAGTGGTGAGAGATATCCAAAGCTGCATATTGAAGTTATCCCATTTAACGCTGGCGACCCTGTACTAGCTCCAAAATATGAAGTTATAGAAGGCACTGAAAAACAGCCGCATGAGATATACTGCAATCAAAAGGCGCATGCGCATGGTGTTGTAGCTCAGATGTTGTACAATACATTCAGATTCATTGAATTAGGGGAGCGAGATATTGAACCTAAAGATATGCTAAGCCTCGACATTGCTGACGATGATGTTTGGAAAAAGCTAATGCGTGAGATGTCAACTGCATTGTGGGTTAAGTCTGAGGCAAACAGCAAAAAGAAAGTTGAAAGTAAGAAAGACATGAAGAAACGAACAGGGCAAGAATCGCCCAATATAAACGATGGTGTTATGATGCTATTTGCACCAACAGAACAGCAAGAAGTAGCTGGTGGGTGGGAATGGGGTTGAGGTGGCTATATGAGTTTATTTATTGCAATTTTAGCTTTGTGCTTTGCTTGTTGGGCGCTTTATACTCAAGTAAAGGCTCAAAATAAGGCACTTGAAAGCATGGAAAAAACAACAGAGATAATGCGCGGCATGATTGATAGATATAACGATAGGGATAAATAATGAATGAATACACGACCCCTAGCGGATTGGTTGTATGCGAAAAGGCAACTAAGGCCAATTCAACGCAGCCAGTCGTTATTGAGTACACAGAGCAAAACAAGCAGGCTGATGATTATTTAAGCGCTGTTATTAATGCATCATCTCAGATTTTTAGTCGCGGGCTAAGCGGTGGCTTTGGCATATCAGCAAACGGCAAGCGCGATTATAATGCACTGTTTGGATATGGCACTTGCCTCGACTACTGCGACTATAAACAGATGTATGATCGCGGCGGTATTGCGAATACTGTAGTCGGTAAAGTTGCAAAGTCATGCTGGCGTGACCTGCCGGAGATTAAAGTAAGCGATAAAGCAGTATTAGCAGACCAAATCAAGATGCTTAAAAAAGCAAGGTTTTTTAAAGCATTTGAACGTGCTGATATTGCAAACCGTATCGGCAAGTTTTCGGTATTGTTTGTCGGAATGCCTGACGGTTTAGATCCATCCTTGCCGATTGGAGTTGCTAAAAAAGACAACTTTACGGGCATGTATTTTAATATCTATGAAGAGGACGGTATCGAAGTTGCAAAGTGGGATAATGACCCTGCATCGCCACGCTACAACCTGCCAGAGATTTACACGCTTCAAGCAATGGTGAACGGTGATAGCAAGCTGCATGGTAACGCGCTTGCAATTAGGGTTCATCATTCACGGGTAGTCCATCTGGCAGAAGGTGCGCTATCCAATAGCCTCGAAGGTTGCAGTGCTTTAGAGGCCCCCTGGAATGCGCTAATAGATAAAGAAAAGACTCGCGGTAGTAGTGGCGAATCGTATTACCGAAACTCACGACAGAAGTTAGCGCTTGTGGCCAATGAAGGCTCCAAGGTGGCTGCAAGCAAAGAAGCCAGAGACGCACTGAAAGAGAACGTTGAAAACTTCCAGAACGGCTTAGAGGATGTGCTACGCCTAAATAATATGAATGCAAATATGCTTCAGCCTTCAATGGCAAGTCCACGCGACCCGTTTGACGTTAGTGTCGAGGAGGTGGCTGGCACAACTGGCATCCCTGTTCGCATACTGACAACTAAGGCGGGTGGCAGTGTTACCGGCTCAGAGGATAAAGCAACGTGGAACGCACTGGTTAAAGACCGACAAGACCAAGAATGTACGCCTTACCTGCTGGATGCACTGCAAATAATGGCAGAAGCGGGCATTTTAGACTTGCCAGAGAATGCAGAAGTTATATGGCCTGTTCAGTCTTCGCTAAGTGAAAAAGAAGCGTCTGAATCGACCAAGAACAAAGCTGATGCGTTCAGGTCGGCAACAGAGGGGTTATCAACGCTGGGCGGCGATGAAGTGCTGGCAGAATCAGTATTTAAAGAGATTGGGCTTGATGGGATTGAGATAGAGGACCTTGATTTAAGTCAAGATGATGAAGATTTAAGTAAATCACTAGAGGAATAATTATGGCTGATACAATACCAAATATAACGGTGCTACCTGATACCGTTACGAACATTTACACCGACGCTGGCGTGGTAGCTGCTGGGATCTCCGTTGGTGATAAAATTAACGCCGCAATGATTGGACAGGGCGAGGCTCAATTATACGCAGGAGCGGTGCAACCGGTGGCAATTGATAACGATACAGGCTATCGCGACCTACTACCATGTAAGCCGTTAGATAATGACTTAGGCGATGCTGGCGCATTTATTTACTCGCGCCTTGGCTGCACAATTAACGTAAAGGCGGTGTAATTATGGCATGGGGTGAACCAAAAAACGGCGGAGCTGATGCTTCGCTTTTAGCGGGAATGATAGAGCTAATGAACAACCCGCCAGAAGTGAGCGTTCCTTTCGGTAACTCCGTTGTTGAGCGGCTAAGTGGCTCTTTAACATACACGCGAGCAGGCGAAACGGGTAACGTAAACCTATCCGGCGTACCTGAAACCTTGCTGGAAGATAAGATCGCAATCACTGAAAACGGCGCAAGCATTTACGGCGAGCATGATAACGAGCTATTAGGAAGTGAGAACTTTCTTTCTGCCGCATGGATTCCAACACGTTTAACACCAACTGATAACGGTGACGGATGGTTTAAGCTTGAAATTACAGACGATTCATCATTCTCACGAATTCAGCAAAATGTAGCGGCTACAATAGGCGCGTTTTGTGTGTTCATGAAAGCAGGTAACGTGTCAGGAGCGTCTCTTAGAATTGAGGGCGGGATTAATTCATCTGACGATATAACGCTAGATGCGCATGGTGCAACTCACTGCAAGATAACAGCCTCTTCGGTTGTTAATGTGCAAGTGTTCCCGCATTCTGGCGGTCCTGCGGGAAGTGGTGCAATTGGTGATTTCGTATACATCAAGTTTGCACAATTAACAGAAACATCATACCCAGTGCCGTATAGATCAACAACTACAGCACCGGAAACCCGCGGCAATGATGCCTTATACATTGAGTCGATGAACAACCTACCAGCACCAGGGCGGCCATTTAGCATTGTCATTGATAGCGGAGATATTCCAACCTCTGCGACAGCGAACGCATTCATCTGGGCTGGTGATACTCTGTTTTATGCTCGCAGGCAGGTAAACACTGGAGCAATCCAATTTGCAACAGGCGCAGGGACAGCTACAACGGCTGGGAATTTTGACACATCAACAAATGTTAGATTCATTTTTGTTTACGATGGTGTTAACGCGATCATATATGCAAACAGAGTGCAGGTTGCGATTAACACATCTGGTACGCCTGTTTATGATCTTAATAACAGCCTTGCAATAGGATCTTATTACACGTTCATTCAGCCAGTAAATACCGAGCTGAAAGGGCTTGAAATTTATCACTACGCATTAAGTCCAAATGCAGCATTCGCGCTAGGAGCAGCATAATGAGTGAATATTCAGAAACACAAGTGCCGGCAGATGAAAAGCTGCACT